GCGTATCTTTGCTTCTTTGTTTTGCTTGCCCTCCACAACATACATGGACTCCATAGCCACATCCCCATAACGCAAGTCAGGCTTGCTTGAGCCTACTTCATCTTGCTTTAATCGTCTGTATGTTGGGCTTAGTGGTTCGTAAGGATTACCGCTAGGATCTTTTGCTTGCAATGTAAGATTCTCTGCGCTTTCTATATGAACCTTTGCAGCCTCTCTAACAACCTTCTCAAAGAACTCTGGTCTTGATGTTGCCAACTTCAAGTCCTTCCTTACCCCAGCCATTAAAAAATCCTTCTGAATATTTAGAGGGCTAGTAGCCATAGGATGACCTCATGCGAAAGCGTGGGAATGTACGTGGCGTAGAAAGCGACCCAGCCAAGCGCTGAAGGTTAATCTGTAAATAGTGCACGTACTTGCGGTAATAGTTTCCAGCCTTCTGATACGCCATCGAATCTACATTGGTGGCATCTTGCTGAAACCATAACTCCAAGAATTTGTATGTGAGAATGTTTACAAGCAGACTCTCACTGTCTGCATCATATAAGGCATCCAATAACGCCGTTTCACTTGCGTAGGAGCCATCGGTCACGTAGGTGCCGAGTTTTTCTAATATATCTGTTTGCAATTCAGACTTGGCTTTATCCAACACCAATGTATCACGAGTGGACAATCCCACTGTCGTTCCTGAGGCTGTAACATTTAAGTCTCTGAAGGTTTCTCCTTCAAAGGCATCAATGTCATCTCTGGTAAGTGTTAAGCTGCTGAACGCCATTATTTATTTTTTTTAAGAGACATGTGCTTGCGAACCATATACGCAAACGTGAGTAACCCTGTTGCTATTGAAATTGTAAGGTTTACCTGAGACAGGGATAAGCTCAAGACGGTACCAATCATCCCTACAAACGCATTGTTATCAAACACTGTATTCATTGTTTTCATTGGTTAAAAAAAGAGAGCGCCAAAATGACGCTCTCCTTTAATTGTCTTATGCTTTAGTCGCAGTACCACGTACATAGCGAACACCTAAGTCTGGGTAGAATAACTTAGCTCCGTATAGAACTTCGATAAGTACATCAGCACCAGATTTGGTCTCTTCTACAGTAAGTGTGTAGTTGACTTGGTTCATTGGCTCGAAACCAGCCGCTCTACGAACACCACCGTTTCCGTTATCGATAGACTGCATAACAGCCGTAACAAGGGAAATAGCTTTAGGATCATAGAAGAACTCGTTGGTTCCTGTAGTTGCCAATGGAACAGCGTCAATCGCTTGACCATCTGCGTATGTTTGGCGAGCAGCTTCTTTGAGCGTGATTGTTGTTGCATTATCCACATCAGCATCCACTACATAGAAGTCATCTGTAGATGGGCTATCGCCAAGTGAAATCACATCGCCTTCAGAAAGCGTTACCGCTACGTTAGAAGTGATAGATGTGTTTCCAGCAGCAACTGCACCATCAAGAACAGCACCAGCAGCAACATTAGAAGCAGTGTGGCTTGAGCCAAGACTGTCTACAAAGAAGTCAAAGCCAAACGCACGACCCATGTTACCAGAAAGCTGAACATCACGATCACCACGCTCATTGGCTTGGTGGAAGATGTTTAATCCAGTAAGGTCTGCTTCAGCATCTGGAGAAAGAACAGCGATAGTTCCTTCGTTGTATAGCTTACGAGCCTTAAGGATTCTACGTGCTTCACGTAGGTCAGCATCATCAATCACTGTTGCATTTGAGTTGATGTCTGCAAACGCAGCCTCAAACTTAAGTGCTTCAGCCTTGATGTCTTGGTTAATTACGTCAATCAAAGAATGTAGACGTGGGACGAAATGTTGCTCTACTAAGTCAGGAAGAGCGAAACGCTGATCTGCCTTGTCAATAGAGAATTGGATGAACTTGTGCTTGTTCATTGTGAGTGTAAACTCATCAGCATCAGGAGTCGTAGTCGCTGTGTAGTTACCAGTGTAATCAGTAACATCTGCTGTAGTAGTTTTCACTGCACGAGTAATGTTGACGGCTTTGTTACGTGATGCAACAAGACCTTCGACATCAGCACCTGCTACATTTGTAACAGATTGAGAAACCATTGGGCGAGATGGAAATTGGTTCGCTAGGAACACTTCCACCCACGCTTCTGGCTCATAGATAGAAAAATTAGAATTGATTGCCATTGTCTTATGTAAGTTTTGACATTAAAGTTTAGATAGCTTTTAGGTCATACTGACCGCAATGGCAATTAGGGTATTACCAAACCAGAAGTTGTTAAGGTGCCCAGCCAACCTCTTTTGCTTGCGTCCAAAGTTCTGCCGCTCTTGTTTGTCCGTCCTTGCTTTTAGAACGAACTAGCTGCTGGAACTCTGCTCTGCTAGGTTTGCTGGATGAGGCTCCGTCACCAGTGCCTCCACCTGTGCCTTGAACTTTGGCGTTTATATACTTATACTCACGCACAAAGTCACGCATAACTGTTGAAACGGATTTGAGGTTGCCTTCATTATCAAGCACTGGAGTGCCGTTTTTGACTGGATAAAACTGCCCATCTCTCTCTTCTATCTCATACTCCATATAGAAAAGGTTTTTTAGATGAGCTGACTCCAACGTTAGGTTCCCTTCAGCTGTTAGCGAATCAATCGCATCATTCATCGTTTTATCTAGCCTTGTCTCGTAGATGAACGCTTCTCTTTCATCCTCAGCTTCCTGTGCCTTTCTGTTGGCTTCCTCAAGCATACTTCGTAGTTGTTGCACTTCGCTCTCTTGTTCTTTCTTGGGCGTTAACTGCTCAGAAAGACGGCTAAGCGCATCTTCTACGCTTTCAACATTTTCAATACCTAAAGAACTGAATTTACCAAGCAAGTCTTTCTCTGCCTTGCTTCGTCCTTCGTTGTACCCCTTGGAGAATATCTTGCTAGTATCTACTTCTGGGGCTTGTTGCTCTTGGGGAGTCGCAACTGACTCTTCAGGAGCGTTTTGGGTCTGCTCCACGACCTGATCTTGTTCAGACATATGTAAAATATGAATTATTGTTCTTGGGAATCAATACTCGTTTCCTCGATTACATCCAAGGATTCTCCTAGTGATTCCATTGCATCAGATGATAGCAATTCGGGTTGCGCCTTCATAGTCAATCGTGTTCTGTCCACGATGTCTTTTAGCGCTGCTAGGTCGCCTGCCTTCTGTGGCATACCTAGTCGATCAATCTCTTGCATAATATCTTCTTTGGTCTCTGTTGGTGCGCTACGCTTGCGTAGGTATTCATGGACTTGATACTTATACAATCCATGATTTGTTACGCCATATTGTGCACCTTCCACCAAATCATTCCATATCTCGTCTGCACTTGATAAATCATAATGCTTGGAGTAGTTGACAAAGAAGTCGTCAGGATCCTCGCCACGAATCTCTGCCTGCATTTTTAGTTGGTCGTTTTCAATGTCCTCCATGTCCATGGCTGTCTGTGCCAACAGTCCTTGCTCCTCTACATTGTCAAAGCGCTTGGCAGAGCCACTTACATTGGATTTCACGACACTCTTATCACGAACACTAGCAAGTAAGAAAATTAGACTCATTAAGTCCCTAAAGATGACTTCACGCAAGTGCTGAAGTCCTTCCATGCTTGCTTGATGGAATAATGTCGATGGAACTTCCATATCGTCAGGGTAAACAATACACATACCCACAGCTTCTTTAATGCTGTTGGCATTATACTTATCGTCCGCTTCGATACCCGATAACGCTTTTGCGATGCTTTCGCTATAGACTGGAATCGGGTGGGCAAATAGTTCGGATCCTTTTTGTAAGTCATAGAATAATTCGCTAGCGGCTAAGTAAAGACCTTTTAGGCTGTATCGTCTTGGCTTACCAACCACAAACGATGTATTGGCATCGACCGCACCCCGCAGAAGGGTTGCAGGAACTCGACCAAAAGGATTCTCCATGTCGGTAATCAACTCTTTGGTTCCTGAGCCAGCAACACCATCTTGGTGGTATACTTGGATGCGGTCTGGGGTGAACACACGCCACTTGGTATGCTGCTTCTTATCCACAGTCCAGTAGCGTTGTTTGGTGATAAGTAAAACAAGTTGCCCTTGCTTAAAATCAAAATTGTATAACTCGTGAGGGCGAATGACATACGAATAAGGCACAACCATTCCATTAGAGTCAAGGACAGTGTTGCCTGCGTCATCCATCATAATATCAGTGATGACTGCGCCAAACCCTAGCACCTCTTTTACAAACAATACTTTATCACGATAAAACTCTGTGATGTTTGCCCCTGCGTCATCATATCGCATCTCTTTATGCAACCAAAACGGAACATAATCATCGCAGTAGGTGCGATTGACATTGTTCTCATCATAAATACGTTGTTGGGCTGATAAAAACTTAGACTCTACAGGGAATAAGCGCATGCGCTCTAACTTCTCCTGATACTCATCATTAGACTCAATGCTAGACTGTTTAATGATGTAACTCTTGTCAGAGAATATGTTTCTGTCAGGTACCAAAAATTCATCATACTCACTCTGGTACCATGAGTTCATTACCTTTGATCTATTAACAGTAATATCATAATAGGCGTGTGCAATCTCTTGGTCAAGAACACGCTTTACAACGTCAGGGTCTGATGAGAACTTCCCTCGTAAATCAATCATCTTTTTCGTCTGGCTTGGTTAAGGGCTATGGCGATTGCCTGTTCACGAGGGTATCCCTCTGCCATTAGCTTTCTAATGTTTTCCGAAATGCTTTTCTGCGATGTTCCTTTTTTAAGAGGCACGTCTTACTTTTCTTGCTGTAGATTTAGAGTAAGAAGCACGCTGCTTGCCTTTCTTGCTTGCTGCACGCTTGCGTTTGTTTTCTTGTGCTTTCTGATATGGACTCAAGGACTCCCTCACGCTTTTTGGTAAATATCTTCCACGCTTGGTGCGTGGCTTGTCTTTGTCTTTTGGATTGATGTAATCCCAATCCTGCGATGACCACTTCTTTAATGACCTCTGTGATGACTTGAGCGCCATTAGTTTCTGTAGCCTCCGCCTGCTGCCTCATACTCTCTAGCCAATAACTGAGCTTTACGAGCTGACCACTGCCCAGCACGTCCACCACGAGTTCCACGCAGTATCTTGCGAAACAAACGCTTTCGCATTGTTGGCTTGGTGTAGTTTCCTGCTTCGTTGACTCTTGACTTCGCCATCAGCAATCCCACGCTCTTCTTGACCAGTAATTTGCGCTCAACTTATCGTTGGCGCCTTTTATGCCTCCGCTTCTTGCACAGTAGGAACGCTTGCGTGCAGGAATATTCTTCTTAATCTTTAAGTTGGGGTCTCCAAAGTGTATTAAACGCACCTGATCACCCTTCTTTGCGAGTACCATCTTTGTCTTGCCCTTTTTTGGAGAGTTTCGTGGCTTGTTATACCCAGCAAAGGTATACTGACCATATTTTATTCTCCCAGATGATAATCGCACAGGCTTTGGCATAGTGCCATCAAAATACACCAAGCACGTCCCAACAATCAATACTCTTTTATTTGCTTCGTTCCTCGATGACTCGCTGTGTGGTTTCGTGTAACTCTTTGATGTTCTCAAGTAGCCCATCTTCCATTGGAGCATCACCACGCCAACTTCCTACTAAGACATTGGCACCTTGCACCAAGTCGGTGTCTTTTGTAGGATACAGCATCTTGCCTGAGTGCTCTACAAGAATATCTTCATCCAAATAGATGTTGTAGCCCAACTCTCTGGCTAACTTGCAGAAGTAATAATCCTCACTTAGGTAATAGCCAGTATCTTCGTCCTTGCCTACGGCAAAAAAGTCGTAATAGTTTTCGCTCTGACGCTCATGTGCGTATGGCTTGTACTTGCGCTCAGGAAATGCTTCTTTCATAGCATCAAAGACATCTCTGCGAATCATCATAAAGCCAGTGCCTATCTCACGCATAAGACTTAGATTACCTTCCTCACCTAACTTATGATTGCACACAGGCTGATAGGGAAGCTTCTTCTTGAGATACATGCCACCAACAATCGGCTTGTCATGCTCACGCAATCTCTTTACTTGCCAA